TTTGAAGAGGAAAGAATCCGCACAAAAAAAGATGAAACAGAAGAAAAATATATGTTCTCTGATAAATGGTATTTTCCACGAGTTTCAATGGCTTTAGAACAATATGTAAAAGAAAAACAAATTATTTTACCAACAGTAGAAGAAATGTTAGAAGTACAAAAACAAGTTTTAGAGATATTACAGAATTTTGAGAAAAACTTTAAAAATTGGTAGGAAAACAAAAATTATAATAAATTTGCAAGTATAAAAAATTTGTTGTAAATTTGTAAAAGAAATTAAGGACTATCCGAGATAGTCAATGAGAAAGTAAATTTTTTAAAAAGGCTTGGCTCATATTATAAATAACACCCTGTCGCAATTTAAAATGGCAGGGTTTTTTGTCGATAATGATTAAATAAATATAAACCATGAAAACAACAATTTAAAATGAGTATTTTTGAACAAAGAAGGGCTATTAAGCCTTATGAACATCCGCACTTAATTAAATATGCTTATGCAATACATGAGAGTTTTTGGACTCCTGAACATTTTACTTATGATAGAGATGTAAACGATTTTTTAGTAAAGCTGTCAGACAAAGAGAGAGATATTGTCAAAAAAGCAATGTTAGCTATTGGAGTCATAGAAAATAAAGTGAAAACTTTTTGGGCTAGAATAGACATGAGAATGCCAAAAACAGAAATAGCTATCGTAGGACATACTTTTGCAGGTAATGAAGTAATTCACCAATTAACTTATGAGAAATTACTTACATTATTAGGGCTAGAAGACGAGTTTGATAAAGTAATTGACATTCCATGTATGCAAGGTCGTTCAGATTACTTAACTAAATACTTACAAGGAGTTTACTCAAAATCAAATAAAGAGTTTACAAAATCTTTAATTCTCTTTACTCTGTTAGTAGAGAACGCAAGTCTATTTTCACAATTCTTAATTGTATCTTCTTTTAAGAAACATAAAAACGTATTATCTAATTTTAACTCTGTTATTTCAGCTACAGCTAGAGAGGAAAATTTACACGCTAAGTTCGGAGAAGAATTGATTAAAATCATCAGAAGTGAAAACCCTGATTGGTTTGATAATGATATGGAACTTAAAATTAGAAGAAATGTAAACAAAGCTTTAGAAGCAGAAATAGAGGTATTGGATTGGATTTTTGAAAAAGGGGAATTAGATTTCTTACCTAAAGAAAGCATAGTAGAATATTTAAAAAGCAGATTTAATAAAAGTTTAAATCAAATAGGTTATAGTAATGAATTTGAAATTAAGGAAGAACTATTAAAACCAACAGAATTTTTAGAAGTACAATTAACGGCATCATCGTCATTTGACTTCTTTAATGAAAAATCAACAGATTACTCACAAAATACAGCATTTGACGAAGAAAATATATGGGACGAAAATTAGAATTAAATTGGCTTAAAATAGACCAACGGCTTTTCCTTGAAAGGGATTATTTACAAGATGGTCAAACACCTGAAGAAAGGTACTTAGAAATTTGTGATACAATTGAAAAATACTGTCTTAAAATGGCTACAACTACTGAATCTATTGATTATTGTAGAGGTATTGGTAAAAGGTTTGAAGAGTATATTAGTAAAGGTTGGGTTTCATTTGCAACTCCTGTACTTATAAATTTCGGTAAGAAGGAAAATTTACCTATATCATGTAATAAGAGTATGTTGGAAGATTCTTTAGATGATATTTATAAAGGAGTGCATGAGGTAGGTATGTTAGCTAAGTATGGAGCAGGAACGTCTCAAAATTTTTCAAATTTAAGACCTATTGGTTCTAATATTAGCACAGGAGGTAGCTCTAATTCAGTAATGGATTGGATTGAATTATATGCTGATATGATGAGTAAAACAAATCAAAATCGTGCAAGGAGGGGATTTTTAACAGCTTATTTATCTGTTGACCATCCTGAAATAAACGATTTCCTTGACATTGGGACTCATAGAATGCCCGCAGATAAACAAAGATTTTTTCAAACAATTACAACAGCAGTTACTTTACCAATTGGATGGAGACAGTCTTTAAAAGAAGGAGATAAAGAAAAAAGAAAAATCTGGGCAAAAATATTAAAAACAAGAAAAGAAGTAGGTTTTCCATATATCTTAGATTTAGAGAATTCAAATGCAAATAGACCTCAATGGTATGTTGACAGAGATTTATATATTGAAACATCTAACATTTGTATCGAAACGAATGAAATTGTGAGTAAAGATAAAACTTTTGCTTGCTGTTTATCTTCAAGCAATGCTTATTATTTTGATGAATGGGAAAATCACCCTAATTTTGTATTTGACATGAATTTAATGTTAGATTGTGTTATTGAAGAATATATAGAGAAGGGTAGTAAATTACCAGGATTAGAAAAAGCTGTGAAATTTGCAAAAGAGCACAGAAGTATAGGATTAGGAATTTTAGCTTTTCATTCATATTTACAAAAAAAATCAGTTGTTTTTGGAGATTTGGCAAGTTATGGGATAAATCATAAAATATTTTCTAAGTTAAGAGAAGAATCAGATAGGGCATCTAAGTGGATGGCAATTCATTTTGGAGAACCTGAAATGTTAAAAGGATATGGGTATAGAAACACAACTAGGTTAGCTCAAGCACCTACTAAATCAACTTCATATATTATGGGAGGAGAGCTCTTAAATTTATCAGAGGGAGTTGAACCACATAAAAGTAATTACACTTCAAAGAAATTAGCAAAAATTCAGTCAGAAGTTAAGAATTATGAATTAGTTAAGTTATTAGATAGTTTGAATAAAAACAACAGAGAAACTTGGCAATCAATACTTCTACATAATGGTTCGGTACAGCATTTAGATTTTTTAACAGATAAAGATAAGGCAGTTTTTAGAACATTTTCAGAAATATCACAGGTTGATGTCTTAAAATTAGCAGGTCAAAGAGCTAAATTTTTAGACCAAGGACAATCTATTAATATAATGGTACACCCTGATACACCTGCAAATGAAATCAATAAACTACACATGTTAGCTTTTGATGAAGGTATTAAAGGATTGTACTATCAATATAGTATAAATTCAGCTCAAGAGTTTAATAAGCAATTACTAACTTGTTCGAGTTGTGAAGCATAAATTTAAAGCCCTCTTAACCGAGGGTTTTTTTATTCATACAAAATTTTTTAAGTTTTTCTTGCACAATTAAAAATAATGTTATATATTTGCAGAGTAAAAAAATAAGATATTATGAAAATCAAATCAATAACACAAATAGGTAATGAAATATCTATTATAACAGATACGGGAGAATCCTCCGTTTTTTATCCTTTCTCGGCGCATAAAGATGTTTATACAACAACTTCGCCAGGATTGTACAAATATCAGTTGAAACAGTTTAAAAAAGACATTGTTAAGAGTGGATGGAATCTTGAACAATTAAAAGAGTGGTATTTATAATGGAAAAAGTAAAAAAACAAGGAATGGAAAGTCTTTTTGTTCCTTATGAGATTGCATTAGCTTTAAAAGAATTAGGATTTGATGAACCTTGTTTTGGTTATTATCTTAATAGGGAATTTAATTTTTTCTATAATACTATTATAAGTGAAAGAATTAACTCTAAAACAAAAGATATATTTAATTCAGACGTAATTGTAGCACCAACCTACTCACAAGCATTTAGATGGTTTAGAGGGAAGTATGGATATTTCCAATTATTTGATTTTCAAGTTGGAGATTCAAAAATTACAAAAGGATTTTTCTTTAGTATTATTAATATTCATAATGAAGATTTCTTTTTTCCTGAAGATTTTGAGAATATTATATATAAAACTTATGAAGAAGCCGAACTTGAATGTCTTAAAAAATTAATTGAAATAGTTAGAACTAAAGCGACAAGCGTATGACAAAAAACCAAATACTGTGGGAGATTTATCAAAAAGAAGATTGCTCACAAACAGAATTCGCCAAAAAAGTAGGAATGAAAAGAACAACAAACATTTCTCTATGGCTTTCAGACCAAAAAGATATTAGTTTTGAAAAATTAGAAGATATTGCAAATAGGTTGAATTATAAATTAAACGTAAGTTACACAAAATAAATGAAAAATTATCAAGAATTAGCAAAAAGAACGTGTGCATCTTTAGGAGATGAAAAATTAGATTTAGCTCACATGGTTTTAGGAATTATATCAGAACAAGAAGAGTTGTTGCAAGCTCTTGTAAACGGAGATGAAGTAAATCAAAGAGAGGAAATGGCAGATATTTGTTGGTATTTGGCAAATTACTGCACATTTAGAAATTATGATTTTAGTAAGTTAGTTGAAGAATATCAGTTTGTTTTTGAAACAGAAGATTGGGAAGAAAACGTTTGCACTTTTGATGTTTACAGTTCTAAATTAGCCGATTATGTTAAAAAATATATTGCTTACGGGAAATCTATTGACAGAGAACTAGAAGAAAGAGCTTTAGGTGGTATTATTTACTCTTTTCAGTTTGAAGACTGTGAGTTTGATTTTGTAAAAGATTTAGAAAGAAATATTAAAAAATTGGAAGCAAGATTTCCTGAAAAATTTTCGCAAGAAAAAGCTTTAAATAGGGATTTACAAACAGAAAGAAAAATATTAGAAAGTTAAATTATGGTACTAACATATAATGATGGACTTGTAACACATGAATACAATTACACTCCACCAAAAAGAAAAGATTTATATTTACCTTGTACTTGTGAAACAGAATTATTAAGAGTTTCTAAGTGGGAAGATGAGGAAGAAGTTTATCTTTCCGTTTATTCTTTTTTTGCCGAAAAATATAGTTTTTGGGAAAGATTATGTTTTTTGTTTAAAGGTAAGGTGAAGACTTGTGAAATAATTTTAAGTAAAAAAGAGTTTAATAAATTAAAGAAGTTTTAATTATGATACCTTATATACATGCAGAACTATCTGCAAAAAGATTTGGGGGATTTTTAATTGATTGTGAATATTATTAAAATTATGCTAACATTCGTAGAAAAAATAAAACAAGACAAACAAGATAAATTCACTAAAGAAGAAAAAACTTTATTTGATATTTATACAGAGCTTTATTCAGAATCAACTCCAAGCAAAAGTTTTGAAAAATTAGTCAAAGAATCTATTTTGGATGGTGACATGTACAGAATTGATTTTATGGCTTATGAAATTTCGCAAGAAAAAGCTGAAAAAATAGTAGAAAAACATCTGACAAATAAAAAATACAGCAAATTAAAAAAGGAGCAGTTTAGGTTTAGTGTTTACATGGGGTGTGCTCCAAAATTCAAATACAATGAAAAAATTAATTAAATTGGCATTTTTGTTATTCCCAATAATAACATTTGCTCAGGAAACAAAAACAGTAGAAGTGTATAATTATGTCGGAGGCGTAAAAGAAATATTTCCAACACAAATAGTTGAAATTAAAGAAAACAAAATAGAGGTCTTTGATGTAAACTTCGGCATAAAAAATTTAACACCAAAAACAATAATTGAAAATAATGAGGTTTACAAAGTGGAGAACGGATTTAAGTCGCTATTTCCTATTCAGAGATTGGAAGTTCAAACTAACAGTCCTATTTTACCTATTCCTAGCCTTATTGGAGTTGGTGGGTTTAATTTATTTGATTAGTTTAATTTTATGAGTTATATAAATTTAGAGTTACTTAAGCAGAGAAATCTTTCTTTATTGGACATCCAAATATTACAACTAGCCAAACAAGCTAGAATAGAAGATGTTTCAGCCGTTTTAAGCGAGTATTCTTTAAATGTGGATAGTTTACTTAACTTAGGTTATTTAGAGGCTATAAAAGGAAAAAAGGGAGAAACAGAATTTCAAAAAATCCGCACAACAAAACTAGGAAACGAAACCTTAGATTTAATATCTACTCCTTTAATAACTGATGGGGATGTCCAAATGTATTCATATTTGTGTCAGATGTACACAGAAGAGGATTCTACACGTAGTTTAGGAAACCGTAAAGCAGGATTAAGATATTGTGCAGAGTTTAGACAGATTATGGGATTTACTCTACATGAGATGTATTGGCTGTGCTATATGTTTGTTCAAAACACTACTTACTCAAAGATTTTGGAATATATCTTTTTTGAAAAGAAAAACAATCCATACGGAAAATTTAAAGATAACTTAGATTCTAGTAAGTTGTATTTATTTTGGATGGATAATGAATTTGAAATTAGAGAATTTTGGGCGGAAAAAATTAAAACAGAAGAATAAAAATGCCAATAAAACCACTAAAAGAAGTACTTAACGAGACCTTATTAACTTTAGGGAAATACCAAAACGGAGAAGTATCTCAAATAAAAACAAATCGTCCATGGCTTGACCATCAAAATGGAATTACACCTAAAAGTTTTATTACAATTTTTGGTGCGAGTTTTAGTGGAAAATCTACGGAGTTGGAAAATATGAAGATGGATATAATGGATATTAATATAAACCCAAATGCATCTGATTATGTGTGGATTTCTAATTCGTTTGAGATGACAAACTTCGCAACAACTCTCAGGGACATAAAGAAATTAACAAAGAAACAGTTTAAAGATATTCTTTCCCAACCCTTTACAGATGAAGAAAAGGCGGTATTAAAAAGATATAAAGAAACTAAAATTGATGGACGATTTTTTGTAAATCAAATACCTCTATCAGCAGAAGAATTTTTAAGAGAAACTAAGGAATTTTTAGAGCAAAATAAAGATAAGTCCTTGATTGTCTTGGACTTAGACCACGCAGGATTACTAAGAGCCAAGAACGATAATAAAAAATTAGCCGTTGATGATATGGTAGAAGGCTTAAACATGCTTAAAAATATCTATTCAAATTTTGTTGTAATATTGTTAGCACAGGCTAACCGTTCCGTCTTAACCCGCATAAAAGAAAAATCAAATGAAAGTAGATTAAGAAGAGATGATATTTATATGTCTGATGTTCTGTTTCATACCTCAGATTATGTTATAGGGTTACAAAATGCAAACTATTTGGGCATTGAACAGTATACCCTAATTAAACCTGAAAAATACCCCCATTTAAGTCATAGGTTTACAGAGGAAAACAAACACGGAAAAGTAAGTTTGTACACAGAGAATTGTATTTTTGTAGAGGTTTTAAAAGACAGAACAGCAGATATAGGTTTTACCGATTTATATACTATTGAAATTAAACCTTTTGAAAAGCCAAAACAAACCACAGCTTTCACAACAACACCAAACTTCTCTACTACTAATCTGCCTACATTTGATTCTACTAAACCATTACCCGAAGTAGATTTTAAGGATGTTAAGTCTGTTTTTGATTAATTTTGTGCGAAATTTTATATAAACCTGTCATTTATTGGCGGGTTTTTTATTTTTTATTCAATTTTATTTGCGAGATTGAAAATAATGTCATATATTTGCAGTATAAAAATAGAAAACATGAAAATAATTGTAACTTTTGGAAAAGGTAATGGTACTTATGTTGATGATAGAAAACCCTTAGAACAGGTTAAACTTGTAAAGGAGTTTATAGAACAAGGTAAAGATTTTGAAATAGTAACTTGTAGTCCTTATGTTCTTGAAGCTATTGATAAATATGGTAAGGATGCTGAAATATTTTACTATAACGAGGATAAAGAAAGTACTCTAATAAAAATTTTAGATGAAATAAGTGAAGCTTTTTATAAAATACAAGAAGAAAAAGAATAATCATGTCACAATCATCACCCGAAGGAATAATTCTAGGAAAAGGCTCTAAATTAGTAAGTTTGGAGTTAAAAATAAATAAAGAGAAAGTTTTAAAACCTAATACTTTTTTAGGTTGGTTGGATAAGTTTAAAAAATAAAAACAGATGAAACTATTAAAAGATTATACACCGAAGTCAGAATACATTAAAAGATTAACTGACTATATCAAGAGTTATAAAGATATAGAACTATCGGAAGCTATGGGAATAGATATATTTAAGATTAGAGGTCTTACTTATTCCTATGAAAACGAAGTTTTAGGTTTTTCTAATTCAAGTCCTGTTAATTTTAATGCAGTTGTTAATAACACTAAAACTAATAAAGTGTCTTTAAAACAAATTGATAAGTTTAAAGAAGAAATATTAGATATAGAATCTTTAGAGTATCAAGTAAGTATATTAGAGAATACGCCTTTTATTAAGATACATACTACACCTCTTGTTCTGAGATTAGATAAAAAATATTTTCTTGTTGTTTGTTTTTCTTCGGCGGAAAATCAGTATTTTTGTAAGTTTGAATTTGAAATAGAGTAGGTATTTAGAAAATGGAAGATTATCAGGAAATTAAATTAAATAAATATCGTACTATAATCTGTTTTTCAGTTCTTTACTTAACTTTTTTCGGCGGAAAATTTTATAAAACAGATGAGTTATTTGGGTGGACTAAACTTCGGCAACAAAAAGTAAAATACAGAAGAAAATATTTTAATGAATTCTATTATCAAATGGAATGGACACCGTGGAGATTCAAATGGATAAAACTATAAACTGTTTAACTATAAACACAGATGCTTCTTTTCATCCAATACATAAAGTTGGTGGGTATGCTTTCTATATTATTTGTGATTTATTTAAAATAGAGAAATCAGGTAAATTTAAACAAAATCCTAAATCTTCTATTGATGCAGAAATGAAATGTTTTGGAAATGCTTTAGCTACAATTTTGGCGCAAAAAGAATTACCAAAAATAAAAAAGATAGTATTTAACACAGATTGTTTAGGTGCAGTTGGGTGTGTTACAAATAAGAAAAATAAATCAAAAGTAGAGCAATTAATAGTTAAACTTTTAAACGATTTAAAGTCAAGAACACATTGTAAAAATTTAGAATTCAAGCATGTTAAGGCACATAATGGCACTTTGGACGCAAGAAGTTGGGTGAATGATAAATTAGATAAAAATGCAAAAAAATGGATGAGACAACAAATAACAATATAAAATTATGGAATACACGTCAATAAATGAGCAATGGGAAGAATATAAATCTCAAATAAGAGAACCTCTAGCAAATCTAAAACAACTTGAAAGAGTTTTTAGAGATGGATATATAAGAGGTTTTGACAAGAGAGAGCAAAAACAACAATTAATAGAATTGATGAATTCTGAAACAAAAGTTAATAGACTAGAAATAATAAATCACACTCAAACAGATAAAGAGATAGGTAGAATATTTGTTTGCCGAGGAGATATAGAATTAGATTTTCAAGATTCAGGAAAAACTTTAAAAATATTTATATGAAAAAAATTATACTTAGAAGATTAGAACTTCTATTAAATGAAGAATGGACAAAAGAAGAAACTCTTGAAAATATTTTAGAGTTAATTGAAGATTATTCTAAAAAATTCATTATCTTTGCCGATGACAATGAAAATAGATATGAAATTAACTTAGATAAGTTATACACTAAATTTTCAAAACACTACACAAAAACAACAAATATAAATGGGCAAAAGAAGTGATTTTGAAAAGATAGATAAGGACTTTTACAGAACCTTTGACAAAAGAGCTGTTGAACCTCTAATACCTTTTATAAAAGACTGTAAATATGTTGAACCTTGCTATGGTTTAGGTGATTTGGTTAATCTTTTGCAAGGTAGTGCTGAGTGTGTAAACTTTAGCGATATTACTTTAGGAACAAATGCTTTATCTATTGATGAAAACTACTGTAAAGGTGCTGATTTAATTATTACAAATCCGCCGTGGAGTAGAGATAAAAAGTCAGATTATATCTTGCATAAACTAATAGACCATTTTAGACAGTTAAGACCAACTTGGCTTTTATTTGATGCCGATTGGATGCATACTAAACAGTCACATGAACTAATGCAATACTGTTCAAAAATAGTTTCAGTTGGTAGATTGATTTGGATTGAAGGTACAAATACGACAGGTAAAGATAATTGTTGTTGGTATAAATTTGAAAATTATAAATGTAAAACAGAATTTTATGGAAGATAGAACGGAATTAAAAGAAAAAAGAAACAGTTATCTATGGTTATTTTGGATAATATTTACTGTTGTAGTTAGTATTAGTTTAGAATTTATATTTGGTTTTAAAACTAGTATTTATAAACTAACCAATTATGGATATTACTTTACAATAAGTAAATACTCAGTTGAGTATACAAACTTAGATTTAGAATGGTCAATTCCTTTCTCTACACTTTTTCAAGAGCAAGAATATATTTTAGAAGGCAGTTATAATTTTACTCTTGATGATGGTGGTTGGAAAGTGGAGGATGTTACAAACTTAGAAATACCTTACAAGATAAAAGACGAACAAAGTAGACAAGTAGAAGAATTAATAAATTCCGCAAAAACATTAGAACAACAGAAAATAGATAACTTAAACAAAGTATTTAATGAAAACTATAAGTAAATGCGAACACTAAAAATAACAACATTACCATCAGTAAAAGAACAACCTTGGTGTGACCGTGATTATATGATGATGCACGCTTGTTTTCAATTATTAGTTGATTGGGTAGAGCAAGAAGATGGACTTAATCATTGCAATTATTCAGCTCATAAAGAGTCTGTTGATGTTTTGAAAGGACTTTATGATTGGTGGAAATCTGTTGAAGATTATGATTCAGATTTTGAAGGAAGTGAAGAAAGTCAAGCTAAGTTGGAATCAGTTTTTAGAAGAGTGTGATATACATGTTTTACCTGATAATTATTATAAAGATGGAAAACCTCTGAATTATGGTGAAGTACAGAAATTAAGAACTGAGTGGGAAAATCGGCAAAAAAATAAAACAGAAGAAAAATGATAAACATAAAAAAATTACACTTAGTACATAAATACTATCCTAACGTGCCAAGAAGATTTGGTAAAACAACTTATTGTTATGACAGTTTACTAAGAGCTTCTGAAACAGGTACTTATAAAAATATAGCTTATATAACATCAAAAACTGATTTTGCAAGAGACTCTTTCAAAGATTTCATAAAATTCTTAGACTCTATTGGTGAAGAATATCAAATTTTAGATTTTAGAACTGTTGTTTTGAATTGTAGCAAAATTACTTTTTTAAGTGAAGTGGAAAATAAATTTGACATATTTGATGGTTATATTGAAGATTATTTTGAGGATGGTTTTAGACCTGAAGGTTCTAACAGAGTTCCTAGAGATGAAAGAGATTGGTTTTAAAATCGCGCGTAAAAGACTAAAAACAGAAAGAAAAAAGATTTTTATAGTAAATTTGAGAAGGTATGAATTTAGATAATGGTATTTATGTTTGTGATTGTGAAAGTGACGGATTTTTAGACTCACTTACTAAAATACACACTTTTGGTATAGGTTGGAAAACAAAAGATAACTCTTGGGCTTTAAAAGATACAGCTAAGTATGACGATATGATAAAAGTTTTATCAGACCCAACAAAAGTTTGTGTATTTCATAATGGATACTTATTTGATAAAAAAGCATTAGAAAAAGTATTAGGTATAGAAGTAAAAGCTTTTATTATAGATACTTTACCCTTATCTTGGACACTATTTCCAAATAGATTGAAATATGGTTTAGAATTTTTTGCAGAGGATTATGGACTACAAAAACCTAAAATTGAGTCTTGGACTGATTTAACCTATGAAGAATATGCTAATCGTGTTAGAGAGGACGTTAAAATTAACATAGCTCTATGGGAAGATTGCTTAAATTATTTAAAGGAAATTTATGATGGGGATTTAGCTAAAATAGAAAGTTATCTTAGATTCTTGGCGGAGGTTATGCAAATAGTAGCAGACCAAGAAACCTATGGCATAAAGTTAGATATTAACAAGTGTAGAGAAAACTTAGAAATACTAACTAAAATGGCACAGGAAAAAATAGACATCCTAAAAACTATCATGCCAAAAATACCTATAAAATCTAAGAGAACTAAACCTAAGAATATGTTCAAAAAAGATGGAAGTTTATCTTCTAGTGGAGAGCGTTGGATGTATCTTGTAAAGGCTTGTGGTTTACCTGATGACTACGATGGAGTTATAGAAGAGATTACAGGGTATTCTGAAAGCAACCCCGTAAGCGTCTCACAAGTTAAGCAGTATTTGTTTAGCCTTGGGTGGATTCCCGAAATATATGTGGAAACAGTAAATACAAAAGGTGAGTTAAAACAAGTTGAACAGATAAAAGATAAAGATAAGAACCTTTGTAAGAGTGTTCTAAAATTAGTTGAAAAAGTACCTGAGTTAATAGCTCTTGATGATTTATCAGTTATCAACCATAGAAAATCCTACCTGGAGAGTTTTTTAAAAAATGTACAACCAAATGGTTATATTCAAGCTCAGATAGGGGGTTTGACTAATACTATACGTCTAAGACATAAAACTTTAGTAAATCTTCCAAAAATATCTGCTCCTTATGGAGAATATGTTAGACCTGTTTTAACTTGTGAAGCTGATGAAGTTTTTGTTGGTTCAGATTTAAGCTCTCTTGAAAATTACACAAGGACTAACTTTGTAGCAGATATTGACCCTAAAGCTATTGATATTTTATCTGACCCTGATTATGATAGTCATACACAACTTGCAATATTTGCAGGTATGATGTCTCAAGAGGATGAAGATTTTTACAAGTGGTACAAAAAAGGTACTAAAGATAGAAATACACTACCTGAATTTTATAAGGTATACAATGATGAAGAAATATCTGAACAATTCTCAAAGTTAAATATTATTAGAAATAAGGCGAAAACTACGTCATACAGTGCACTTTATGGAGTAGGTAAGAAAAAACTTGCAAAAGAGTTAAAAATATCAGAAAAAGAGGCTCAACAACTTTTAGATGGGTATTGGAAACTTAATCAGGCAGTAAAGATTTTTAGTTCTCAATGTGAAGTAAAAACAGTAAGGCATCAAATGTGGGTTAAAAATCCCCTAAATGGTTATTTTTATACACTTAGAAAGGAATCTGATATTTTTTCTACAGTAAACCAAGGCGCAGGGAGTTACTTACATATTTTATGGTGTGCTTATATGCGAAGAAGGGGTATCAAAATTGTAGGAAATTTCCACGATGAAATTTTAACTGTTTGTAAATCAAATGATTATGAAAGAGTAAAATCTCTTTTATGGGAAAGTATTGAAGCTGTGAATAAACAAGCTAAATTAAGAGTACCTTTAAAAATTGATGTCCAAAAAGGAAAAAATTATGGGGATGTACACTAAGTTAAAACCGTGTTAAATGATTTGCACAATTAAAAATTAATGATTATATTTGCAGAGTAAATTAAAAATACGAGCTTAGTTTACAAAAGAAAATATTAAAATATTGGGAAAAGTCTGTTCATTGTGTGCTCGTATCACACTTTGTTCGGGCTTTTTCCGCATTTATAAGCCAAATATGGAGAATATTTACACAGAAGAATTTAAACAAACAGGTGTTTATGAAATTAGAAACAAAGTTAATAATAAAAGATATATAGGTTCTACTATAATGTCTTTTACTAAGAGATTGGAGCATCATAGATGTTTATTAAGGAATGGCACACACAAAAACACTTATCTACAAAGGGCTTGGAATAAGTATGGAGAGGATAATTTTGAATTTAATATATTAGAAGTAGTTGCCACCTGTTGCACCCTCGAAGTAGAGCAAACTTACTTAGACAAATGCGAAGATTGTTATAACATTAACCCATTAGCTTCAGGAACACCTAATTTGTCAAAAGAAACTGTTGAAAAAAGAACAGCTACTTTTACCAAGACTAACAGAGAGGCTATAGAATATTATTTTAAAATTAAAAATGGTGAAATAGATATAGAAGATGTACCTGA